CGTCCCAGGACCTTTGGCACAACCGGATCGCATTTGATATGCGACCCTGGCGAAAGGACCGGATGACCTGATGGGTGAGTCGTGGCCGAGTCAGGATATATGTCCCTTCCGCACGCATCAACCCCTCCAAACTCCTGATGGTAACCGGGATTGAGGTCAGCGCCTTCCGGCGCTTGAGCTCCTTCCGCATACCTTTGCGAGTTATAGGGTCTGAGCCCGACTCTCCGTACTTTCCGAACTTGACGAGGATCTGCTTCCGCAGAGATGACTCGCCATTAGTAAGGATTTCACGGGCTGTTGGGCCAGATCCTGGAGTGGCTGTACGCAGCACCTTCCGTAAATCGCGGATCGAGGTTTCGGCCTTGACCCGCGTCGGGATTGTGCTTTCGCTAGAGAACTGAGCATTCAACCTTGACTCCTGTCGTTGGGACAGCATGTTCGAACCGTACTTCGCGGTCTTCCATTTATGGAACACTACGGGTATGAAGTTAGATCCACTGTCCTGCTCCACTCGCGTGGGTCCGTACGTTATGTAGGACACTAGCGTGTGGGCATTCGGCGCGCCGATTCCACAACCGCCTTGGGCTAACGCCCCTGGCAGACCACTCTCGGCCCTCCTGAGGCACACGCGTTTCGCGAGTGCTCTCACTATAGGATGGACCTTGACAGTCGGGTTGTTCAGCGCGTCGATCACCGAATAGGGGTTAGGTCGTTTGCCAGAGTTCTCATGCGGGCGTAGAGCGGACATTAGTCCTGACGCTTCTGCAAGACGTAATACAGGCGTCGCCCGTGCCTCGTCCCCGACTCGTTCGACAATCATTTCGCAAAAGACACCTCGTGTGCCGCGAAACGATTTCGACTTGTTAGGAACTAAGCCGAATGACGTGAGATTCGACTCATACCGATCGCAAATTTCTCGAGTCCACAGACCTACGAGGTCGTCACCACAAACTGCGTACGTTGAGCGTCCAGCACCTGCATCTTCTGCCGCGAAAGCGTTAAGAATGTTGAGGGTGATCCAACCTGGACCCAACCCCATCAGGGCTCCGCAGTGAGACGTAAATGTCTCAGCAGTGACCTCTCCTGACTTTTCAGGCAGAGACACCTCAAAGTCGGTTATTACC